GTAAGTCTTACAAAAACGCTGTTTTAAAGAGCAAAAAAAAGAAAACTAATAGTTTATATACAAACAACAAAACAGCTACAGAAACAAAGCGTATGGATTCTATAGCTGCGTTTAAAGCATCGACAGAAGAAGAAATCGTGGCAAGTACAAAATATATTGATAAAAAACAGGATTATTCATTCTGGGTTATACTAATCATACTAATAATAATACTAATAACAGCATGGCAAAACAGACCGCGACTATTGTAAAGACAAATAATAAAGTTACAAGACCTGGTGTTCATTCGAAAACAAAGACATCTAAGTTAAAGACATCTAAACTATATAAGAAGTCATATAAAGGGCAAGGATAGTAAATTTACTTTAAATTAGGTAATATATATATTAAATTAAATCAAATTAAATTATGGCAGATGAAATAGTCAAAAATCTCAGCTTTGGAGACGAAGCTAGAGATAATGTATTTAGGGGTATAACTAAATTAGCAAAAGCAGTTAGTTCAACACTTGGAGCTGGTGGTAAATGCGTAATGTTAGAAGATAACAAAGGTAGACCACTAATTACGAAAGACGGGGTTACAGTAGCAGACAATGTTACATTACTGGATCCTGTAGAAAATATGGGAGCTAGGCTTTTAAAAGAAGCGGCTCGCAAAACGGTTAAAGAAGCTGGAGACGGTACAACTACCGCTACAGTGTTAGCTCATGCTATTTTAGAAGAAGCTTATAAAGTTCAATCTAAAGTAAATGCAAGAGAATTAAAAGAAGGCATTGAGTCAATGACAAATCAAGTTATTGAATACTTAGAGTTAATAGCTATTCCTGTTGAAGGAGATATGATTAACAACATTGCTACTATATCAACAAATAATGATCCAGTACTTGGAGAGCTTATTGGAGACGCATTTAGAGCAGTAGGAGATAAGGGTATTGTAATGATGGAGCAATCAGATAGTCCGGAAACAGTTATTGAAATTATAGATGGGGTACAGTATGATAAAGGCTTAGTGAATTCGCACTTTATAACTAATCCAAATAAAAGGGCTGCTGAATTAGATAATCCAGTAGTATTACTTATAGAATCACCAGTTGAATCAATAAGACAAATACAATCAGTATTAGAATACGTAATAAAAGCAAACAAGTCTTTACTTATTATAGCAGATGTAGACACAAAAGTATTAGCTGCTCTAGCGATGAATAATGTAAAAGGCAATATAAAAGTTAACGTTATCAATGCGCCAACTTATGGAGTAACTAAAAAAGACACGTTATCTGACTTAGCATTACTAACAGGAGCTACGATTATAAATGAAGATCTTGGAGATGATATGGATTTAATTAGTCCTGAATATCTAGGTAGTTGTTTAAAAAGCATAACTGATGATAATGAAACTATCTTGCACGTTGGCGAAACTACAGAAGCAGTTAAAGAATTAATCGATATGCTTAACGAACAGCTAGAAGGGCAATTGTCACCGGCTGAAGTAATAAGAATAGAAAGAAGATTAGCAAGACTAGCTGGTAAAGTAGCAGTAGTTAAAGTAGGAGCAGGGTCTAGTATAGAATTAAAAGAAAAGGCAGATAGAGTAGAAGATGCTATTTGCGCAACTAAAGCAGCTATCAAAGAAGGTATTGTACCTGGCGGAGGAATTGCTTTATTAGATGCATCAGTTAAACATACAGGCTTAAATGTAGGCCAAACGGTATTGTTAAACGCTATTAGAGCGCCTTATAATACTATATTAAGAAATGCTGGTATAGAAACAGAAAGGGCGGATAGATTAACCGGTTACGGTTTGGATGTAGTCACAGACAAATACGTGGATATGATTGAAGCTGGGATCATTGATCCATTACTAGTAACCAAATCAGCATTAAAAAACGCTATGTCTGTAGCTATTACAATATTGTCAACCGATTGTGTAATCAATAACTTAAGAGTGAATGAAGGCAATAGGTAACAATATTATAATCTCGCCTAAGAAGGTTGGATTAGCTAGGACAGAAAAAGGATTACTTTTAAAAGAGAAAGACAAAGAGAACATCAGATATAAAGAAGCAATAGTTGTTTCTGTAAGTGATGATATAAAAAGTATAAAAGAGGCTGATGTAATTTATTACGATAAAGCAGCTGGGCATGGAATAGAGTTTGAAGGGAATACTTACCAAGTTATAAAGCTACAGGATATAGTTATTGTTCTATGAGAAAATTAGAAGCAAAGGATATTAAAGATCTAGGCTTATTAAAACATTATAGATTAATCCGTAGATGGGCTTGTAGAAACTATGATCTTACAGACGCTGATTTAGAATTACTGATATACTTTGATTGTATGGAATTTTTCACCAAACAAGATTATAAAATTGGTACATACGCATATAGTTGGGACAATAAACGCTGGAACAGTTTATTAAAAGAAGGGTGGATAGTAGTGTGGCGAAATAGAAACCACACAACCCAAAAATACAATATATATAAAGTTTCATTCAAGTGTAAACAACTAATAAGCAGAATGTATCGTATAATGCTTGGTACAGAAGATATACCAACTACTACACGAAGTAATAAAATAATGAGAAATAATACATATACTGATATAGTATTACGATCGGCAATAAATAATGTAAATAAAGATAAAACAAGATGACAAGAAACTACGGAACTACTATTCCGGTAGATCAACAAATGCAGCAAGGATTTACGCCTTCTCAACCGTTGACGCCAACACTTAACGCTTTTAATCCAGGTATAAAACCAACTGGAGCGCCAGTTAACTTTAATCCGGTAGCACAAAAAACTATGACCAATATGTTCGGTACGCCAATGAGCGGATCATACGATAGGTTGATGGACCCTAATTTAGTCAATAACCAAGCCTTAGTAAAATAATTATAATGGATATGAAACAAACAACACCAGCGGTAAAAAGAATTGAAAATAATGGTATTACCGGAGCAAATGCTTTATGGGATGGACCATTAGATATTACTGGCTTCCCTATGGGTAAAGGAGCTAGCAATGGCAGTAAAGGAATGAAACTAAAACATTCACCATGCGAGTATAAAGGAGGCCCTATAACACAACGTGCTAAAATGAAATAACAATGGATAATACCGATGCTAAACTCTACGGGGTGAACCTAGCTGCTTTATTTGCTAGTTTAACTACAATTGAGCCTGTATTGAAGATTATATTGCTATTATTATCAATCGGATATACTGTACTTAGAATACATAGTCATTTAAAAAATAAAAATAACCAAGAATAATATATAATATGAAAAAACCGGTTAAAAAAATAGTAGAAAAAGCAACAGGTGAAAAGTATGCATCTAAAAAAGCAATGGCTAAGCACGAAAAGAAAGAGGGCAAGTCAATGCAAAAGAAAGAAATGAAAAGTCCAATGAAAATGAAAAAATGCTAAATGGCATTTAAAATGAAAAGAAGTGCATTTAATATGGATAATACTCCAATTTATAGCACTGATATGAATAACAATATTTTAGGTATGGCCCAGTCAAATGGGTCTATATTAATAAATAAGAATGTATCTCCTTTAGAATTAGAGAAAAGCAGGACTATCGAACATGAAATGATCCATGTTGATCAAATGAAAAGAGGAGATCTTAGTTATGATGACAATTCTGTATTATGGAAAGGCAAACGCTATAGTAGAAAGAATATGGACGAAGGAAATAAAAAGTTGCCATGGGAGAAAGAGGCTTATAAAATATAATAAAAGCGCGTAATAATAGTATTATATAAATTTAATATTATTTAATTATGAAAAAATTATTTTTAATTATCGCGATTTTAGGATTATCAACAGTTATTAGTGCCCAATCAAAAATTAATATTGACGATTTAATTGGTTATTGGGAGCCTAACAGACATTCTTCTCAATTAGTATTTTGGAAAGATTTAAAAGGGAATTTGCAGATAGTAGAATTTAGCACTTGTGACGGGACAGCTTTTGAATCTAGTATAGAAAAACTTAGCGATACTTTAACAGTAAAAACTTATTTTCAAGAAACAGATTATAGTTCAACTTCTGAATATTCTTTTATAGATAAAGATACTTTAAAATGTACTGTAACAGGCGAAATTAACGCTACAGTAATATATACAAAAATAAAATAACACAAACAAAAAAACAAACAACAAACTATGGCTTACGCACAAAAACACATGGCAAAATCTCCATTAAAACAAATGGGAACTATTGACAAAGTAAAAGCAGCTAAAGATGCGGCTGCAAAAAAGGAAAAAGCAGGTATGACTTACGAAGAAGACAAAGCTGCTAAAAGATTTGCCAACAGAGAAAAAGGAACAGGAGTTGTTTCTGGAACAGAGGTTAACGTTAAAAGTAAGCAAGTAGTTGCTAAACCTTTTGAAAAGAAATTTGTTCCACAAAAAGGAGATCAACCAGCTATGATTACTGATGCTAGTGGTAAACCAGTTAAAAAAGCAGCCTTCAGTTCTATGAACAGTAAATCAGCCGATGCTTTGAAAAATGAGTATGAAAAAATGAAAAAATCTACAGAAACTTCTAGAAAAGCAAACGCTATTACACAAACAGCTCTTGCTAAACGAGGTGGAGGTTTTAAATAATAGACTATAGTTCAATATAGAAACTGTCTTATAAATAATAATAATTAAATCAAATTAAATAAAATGGAAACAGTAAATAAAATTACACAAGAACAATTAGAAAGAGTTAATACAGATCAAAAGAATTTATTATCAATAATAACCAATATCGGAGTATTAGAATCGCAAAAGCATGTTGCATTACATAACTTAGCTACACTAAATGAATCTGTTGAAAAGTTTAAATCTGAACTTGAGGAACAATATGGTCCTATTAATATTAACCTTGAAGATGGATCCTACACTTCAATTGAAAAGGAAGTTGCTGAATAATGGATTCGGTTATTAGAAAAATAAGCATAGGCGCTAACTACAAAAATGATGCAATGCATTATTCTGTAGGTCAGGAAGTATATGGTGGTCACATAATATCACATATACTATTTGATTGCGCCGATTGTTCTTATAATATATACATAAAAAAAGGAGACGAAGTTATGCCATGGAAGTTGTTTAACAATAACATGGCTATCTCTGTTGAATATGACTTAGAGTATTAATATGAAGAGCGTATTCAGTTTTATAGTTAAACCGGTAGGATCTAGGTACGATAATAAAATTGATGTAGATGGTAAAGAATTAATCTTAAATACTAGTATAGAAAGTTTTAAATCAGTAAATAATATAGCAGAAGTGGTTGAAGTGCCTATGGCTTATAATACTGATATAAAAGTTGGAGACAAAGTAGTAATACATCATAACGTATTTAGGCGTTTTTACGACATTAAAGGCAAGCAAAAAAATAGTAGAGCATATTTTAAAGAGGATCTATATTTTTGTGATGCTGATCAAATATTTTTATATAAACGCGACACTGAGTGGATAGCTTTTGGAGATCGTTGTTTTGTAAAGCCATTGAAAAATAATGACCAATTTAAGCTAGATAAAGAGAGGAAACATATTGGAATATTAAAATATGGAAATGACTCCTTAAACAAGCTTAAAATTAATCCTGGGGACTTAGTAGGATATAAACCATTCGGAGAATTTGAGTTTATAATAGATGACCAGAGATTATATTGTATGAAATCTAATGATATTGTAATTAAGTATGAATATAAAGGAGACGAAGAAGAGTATAATAGTCGCTGGGCATAAAGCAGTTCTTGAGTTAATTAAAGTGGCTGAGGAAGCTATACTTAATGACGAAGAAGATGATTTAAGCGCAGACAAATTAAAGAATGCCGCTGCTACTAAAAAATTAGCTATCTTCGATGCTTTTGAGATACTTGCAAGGATTCAAGAAGAAGAGCGAATGATCGAAGAGTCTGAGAAAGTAGTTGAAGCAAAACCATTTAGAGGATTTGCAGAAGGGAGATCTAAATAATGTACGAGCAAACTTTATATAAGATAATCGATAACCCGGCAAAGCCTAATGTTGTTAAGCAAAAAAACCGTTATAACAAATGGGAATACGGTTACAACAAAGAATACGATATGGTTGTAATAAGCCGTACCGGAAAGATTGGCGAAATATACGAGATTCAAAACCTAAGAATAGCCTTACCATTAGCTGAAGATGTTTACAAAAAATCAGATAAGAAAGAGGATCAATATTGGGAACAAATACCGGTTAGCAAAGAAATAGAAAAAATAAAAAGCGTATTCGATTGGAACAAATATCCGGATACATTTAAAGAACACTGGTATGATTATATTGACCAGGAGTTTAAAAGAAGAGAAGAAGGAATGTGGTTTTACAACAATGGTAAACCAACCTATATAACAGGTACGCACTATATGTACTTGCAATGGAGCAAGATAGATATTGGAGCGCCTGACTTTAGAGAGTCGAATAGACTTTTCTTTATATTTTGGGAAGCGTGTAAAGCGGATAGTAGATGTTACGGAATGGCTTATTTAAAAAATAGGCGTTCTGGTTTTTCTTTTATGTCATCCGCTGAATTAGTTAACCAAGCAACAATATCTAGTGATGCTCGATTCGGAATACTTTCAAAATCAGGAGCAGATGCTAAGAAGATGTTTACAGATAAGGTTGTTCCTATATCTATAAATTATCCATTCTTTTTTAAGCCAATACAGGACGGTATGGATAGACCAAAAACCGAACTAGCTTATAGAATACCTGCGTCAAAACTTACTCGTAGAAAGCTAGATGCAAATGAAACAGCAGAAGAACTTGATGGATTAGACACTACTATCGACTGGAAAAACACAGGAGATAACTCGTATGATGGTGAGAAATTAAAATTGCTAGTACATGACGAGAGCGGTAAATGGGAAAAACCAGATAATATATTAAACAACTGGCGTGTTACAAAGACTTGTTTAAGATTAGGTAGTAGAATTATTGGTAAATGTATGATGGGATCAACATCAAATGCATTAGACAAAGGAGGAGAAAATTTTAAACAACTTTATTATAATTCAGATGTTACGAAAAGAAACCGCAATGGACAGACTAGTTCAGGATTATATAGTTTGTTCATACCTATGGAATGGTCCTACGAGGGATTCATTGATACTTATGGCTTACCTGTCTTCGACACTCCGGAAAAACCCGTAAAAGGCGTTGATGGCAATCTAATTGAATACGGGGTTATTGAGCATTGGCAGAACGAAGTTGATGGTTTAAAATCAGATTCAGATGCATTAAATGAATACTATAGACAATTTCCACGTACAGAACAGCACGCATTTAGAGATGAGACAAAACAATCTTTATTCAATTTAACGAAAATATATGAGCAAATTGATTACAATGAAGATTTAAGAAATACAAACATATTGACAAGAGGTAGTTTTCAATGGGAAAATGGTATAGCCGATTCAAAAGTAATATTTTATCCAAGTCCTGATGGAAGATTTCTAGTTAGTTGGGTACCTCCTAAATATATGCAAAACCGTGTAATAATAAAGGATGGAATGAAATACCCAGGCAATGAGCATTGTGGGGCGTTTGGGTGTGATAGCTATGATATATCAGGAACAGTTGATAATCGTGGCTCTAATGGAGCATTACACGGATTAACTAAATTCTCAATGGAAGAAATACCGGCTAACCATTTCTTTTTAGAATATATAGCTAGACCTCAAACTGCTGAAATATTTTTTGAGGAAGTGCTAATG